GATTTGGCCAAAACCAACACTAAGAACGCAACTATCATTGCCACATTCGACGATGACGCCACCATTTCGAAAGAGTATCTGGCTGCTATGAAAAGGTCCAAAAAAAGTAAATGGTTTTGCTGCGACATCTCAGAATGGGATTCATCATTTAATAATGCCATGTCAGAATTCATGAAACGGATCTATGGGTATGCTGGCATGCCAGAACATTTGTTAGAATACTGGACAGAATTCAGGAGCTCCTGGGTCATGATCTATTTTTCCAAATTAGGCAAAGCTAAAGCATACGGTAATTCCAAACAGTTTTCAGGTAACCCTTTCACTATACTTGAAAACACAATCTGTAATATGGCACTAATGCACTATCTTTATGATTTCCAAGACAAACAATTTGCACTATTTAAAGGTGATGACTCTGCGGTTTATTGTAAAGCCGCAATCATGACTGATGAAGGGCTAAGGTATGTCAAGGAAGCTGGATCTATACTTAAAGCGCACATGAGTGATGCTGGTGATTTTGCTAGTTTCATTTTAACTGATGACGGGATGGTACCCGACCTAGTACGCAAAACGTGCAGGGTTTTAGGTGCTACATATCTTAACCAAGAACACCTCAACGAAGTTAAGATTGGTATACGTGCGACGTTGCAAACAGTAGTCACACAAAACCAAAAGATGATGTGTTGTGCTGGTAACAGCTATGTTTATAACATTCCCTTTGACCAAGCTGAGACGCTATTTGACTTTCTTATGAATGCAATGAAAGTTAAATGGCCTAAACTTGAGAGTGTTTTTAAACACATACCGCAATATTAATTACGTCAAACACATCATACGAATCTCATACAAATCTTCTCCTACCTACAGATCTGTGTCATGATTTTAAATTGAAAATACAATTTAAGTAACTATTGCTAATCATGGCCTCCAACTTAGAAAACCAATCTTCCAGTGAAGTTAAGCAAATTATGCGCGTCGGGCCCGTAGTCATCGAAGCCGACACGACCGCTGGCGCTGCGTACGTTAAGAAATTGACGCACCCTCCAACAATCATCCCCGCTGGTTACATCGGCACACCTGACAATTCAGCTGCTAATGTGATCACTGTGGAAGTTAAAGGCGAGTCCAATCACCCACCAATCATCACTTTGCCTACCAGTGCCACCACCACAAGCACAATTAACCCATCGTCCATGCTTTTTGTTCAAACATCTGGTTTGTACGCTTCCACTTATGTTTTCCATCTGGTTAACTCTAATGAGTGGGTACAACCCCAAAA